TGATGCCGAAAATACGACCGAAAGAAACACCGAACTGATTATCATAATCGAAAGAATCTTCGTACCAGCGTGGGTTGTTGCCAACCGCCATAACAGCCGCCTGCGCACCCAGGAACAAAGCGTGTCCTACCTTTGCACTGGAAGCACCGGTTTCAGTGCGCGGAATGCGATTGCACTGATGGATAACAACACCATTATACATACCTAATGCGCCGGTGAAGATAGGATTCTTTTCGCCTCGAATGTTGGCATGCTGCTGGGCTTCAAGCCAGCGAGTATCCTTCATCAGGTCACGAGCCTGCCACTGGTCTACAATCATGATGTAGCGGTCAGCACCATCGACCTTGATAGGCCGAATCATAGTATTCTCATCAGCAGTAGCAATACGCTTTGCCTTGCCGATAATATCGGTATTGAATACATCAGCCACACCGATAGTAGCCTCGCTGGTAGCAGAGCCAGCATATACTACACGGTCAGCAGACGGGTCAGTAGTAAGCTTCTTGAAAATCATCTTATCGATAGTGGTGGCCAGCCACTCAGACAGCGCATTTTTTGCATCCTGTCGCATATTCTGCTGGACTTTCTGCTCTTCAAATCGACCGGTCAAACGAACTGCATTACGAATCTGGTCAATGCTCACATCGAAGGACCGATAGATCAATGCTTCCTCATTGCCTTCCAGCTGGTCATCGCCGGTTACGCCCTCGCCCTTCAAAGGCAGCAAAAGTGGAATGTTAATACTGTCACCAGCACCCTTCTGAAGTTCAGTCTTAATCTGAACAATGCTGCTGGAATCCTTACCTGTAAACTTCTGAAAAAATGCCTTACGCAAGCCTGCTTCCCAACAGGTCTTTGCCCAAGCCTTTAAAACTAATTCCTCTGGCACTGTAGTCTTTGCCATTTTATTTCATCCTCTCTGTAGGTCTACTGCAGCAAAGGAAGCACCGATTAGTAGCCTAACAACATTTTCTGGTACTCTGGCGGTATCTCACTGAAAGGCTTTTCTTCCAGCATTTTAGCAAGTGTATCGTTTGTTACACTGCCCGTATCAGTACCAGCTCCATCAATGTCGCTAGAGCGTGGAAATGCTTTCCCCTGCTTCAATCTATTGCTTCTGCCCGTATTGCCGCCCGGTTTATTTCCCTGCTGGCTCCTATAGGCATTCTTTGCGTCTGTGAAATAACGCTTAATGAGCATAATATCCTGCGGAGACGCTACATTACGTTCAATCCGCTGATATGCTGCTGCAATGATAGGCTGTTCAGCCTTGGTGATGTTCTTTTCGAAGAACTCGTTGATTGCATAGTTCTGGACTTCCTTGAAGTCATGTTCAGCAGCTTCTTTCTGTGCGAAAGTGTTGTAGTCCATTACGGCCTGGTTGTGAGCAGCCAACACACGGCGGCTCTGCTCCATCTGCTGCTGTCTTGCGGCTTCAATTTTCTGCTGGATGCTATTTTCTGCCATCTTGTAAGCTACATTCCATGTCTGGAGGCGGCTATCATCTTCATCCATGTACTGGATAGCATCTACATCATCAGCAGAGAAGCCTGTCATTTTCATTGTTTCGGCTTTTACAAGCTCTTTGTACTGCTCAGCCACATCTGCATTAATCAGTGGAGTGGCGGTACTCTGCTGATTTCCTGCACCATCGCCCTGCTGTTGATGTCCCTGCGGGATTGTTACCTGCATATTAGGTGGTGTATCCTGCTGATTCTTGCCTGCTGCCAATTGCTGTTTTAATGTAGCAATTTCTGCCTCTAAGCTACGCGTTTTATCAACCTGCTGTTTAAAACGCTGATATGGAATTTTGGTGTTAATTGGAGGTTCTTCCCCGTTATCATTAGGCTCGTTGTTATCGCTGTGAGACTCGCCAGCGTCGGGGTTGCTATCACCATCGTCGTCACCATCGTCACTATCATCTTCACTTGAGTCAGTCTGTGCATTGTCAGCCTCAGCCATAATTTCCCTGGCTATCTCCTCAGGTACACCGCCCAGCTCCTCCGGAATATCCTCAGCACTGCTATCATCATCTACATCAGCACTGTCAGTATCCATTGTGCTGGTGTCATTATCAGCAGCCTCACCAGACTCACCTTCGGCAAAAAGCTGTAAATCCATTTTGAAATCCATGTCAATCAAACTCCTTTTTTGCATAATAACGTTTTGCATACGAAAAAATTACGCCCTTATCGCTGGCGACGCGAATATATGTGAAATAGGCTATGATGAAAACCTACTTTACAGCATTATAGAGAGCTACAATCTTGTCGACACCCGTATCAGTGTCAATAGCCTTACCGCGCACCCTCTCGCAAAGGTCGTTAGCAAGCGCAATCATATTGCTTTTGAGCTGGTCGATTGTTTCGACTGCTGGTTCTGCTACTACGTTTTCAACCTCTGTTGCTACACTTTTAGTCTTTGTTGTTGTCTTTGCTGCCATTTATATCACCTCCTTACATTGCTGGAGCCTGCCCTGCTATGAGGGACTGTATTGCTGCCTTGGTTAAGCCACCGCCATCACTATTCGAACCAGCGTTGCTGTTCATCTGTGGTGGTGGAGCCGGCGCATCTCCTTGTTGTTCCTGCGACTGCTGTTCAGCTTGGGCCTGCATTTGCTGTTGTGCCTGCTGCTGAATTTGCTGGGCTTGCATTTGCTGGGCTAACTGTGGGAACATTTGCTTAACCATCATATCTACAGCGTGCTGAGCAATCTGCGGGTCAACCAGCCCCTGCTTTGCAGCCATCGCAAGCTGAATTGGCAAAGGTGCATCCTTAAAGCTTATGCTCTGGCTCTGGCTTTGGTTCTTGATAAGCTCCAGTTGCAATTGCTGTTGCTGTTGTGCCTGCACCTGCTGCGCCTGCGCTTCCTGCCTCTGCTGGATACGCTGCTTTATTTCTTCTTTGTTTGGCAAATCTGACAAATCTATGATTACATCAAACAGTAAATCCCCAGGAATTCCCAACGTTTTCACACTATCAACTAAACTCCAGAGCTGTGCTTGTCGCTGGGTAGTGCTGGCTTGAGTGTCGCTGATAACAATATCAAACTCACCCTCGGCTAGATTATTCAGTGTTTGATGAATAATGTTGCCTAGCGGGTCTTGCTGTACAACCTGCTGATTCACTCTGATAAACTGCTGTCCATTCTTGCCTTCAACGCGGTACACCTTATCATCTGTGTAATACTGCGGGATAATACCACTGTAGCCACGCTTGCCCCACAAAAGGTATGCGATTTTCTTCTTTGCTTTGCGTAAGTGGTCAAACATCGGCGCAATATGAGTAATTGCCTGCTTTTGTTTCAGCTCGATAGCTCTACCAGAAGATGTAGAAGTAATATCTGTTCCCATCAGTGCTTCATTTATGCCGGATACCGCTGTCAAATCTGCTGTAGCCTGACTTTCAGCCTGTATAACTGCTGCTGGTATCTGCCCCATCGCCCGCTCATGGATTTTTCCCTGTGCTATGGCACCAGGGCGAACCTCTTGGAAGTAGCCTGGGCTGTTTCCTTTGCGCTTGTAATCGGCCTTTTGCCTGGCCGTCATAGCATCTTCTTCAATCCAGCCACCGCCATTACCTGTAGTGTTAAGGATATGAAGCTCTTGGATTCTGCGCTTGTTAATCTCCCTTTGCGGATCCTTCAAGTCACGCACAAACCCTGCCGGTAAGTCGCCAACCCCATAGTTATAGCAAACTATAGGGACGAACGGAAACTCGCCATGCTGATACGGCGATGGTATATCTTCCAGTAGAAAACGCTCTATGAATACAGCACAACGCACCTTAGTGATTTTTATATCACTGTAACCAGCAACAGCACCGGAAAGAAAATGCTCCGGCGTTATATCTGCCTGTGAAACTGTACTGCCATCTTCTAAGTAGTAGATGCTTTCGCGTTCTTTGACTTTGTACCAGCACTCAATCAGACGCGCCTTATGAATATCTCGCTTATACCACATTGGGTCGTCGTAGGCGCCATCATTCTTTTCGGCATTATCATATATAGCATACTGGGCTTTTATTTCCTCTGTATGCTCCGGATATGTGATAGTCAGCTCATCTTTATCTACCCACTTAGCTCTGCATATATACTTAGCATCGCTGAAATCAGCTTTATGACTCTCTGGGTCTACATATATGCCGAACGGGTCCTCACGCTTTACAAATGCTTCGCCATCATTTACCTCTGGCTTTACTTTGTATCCAACTTCAAACCAGCCGATACCACCGATAGCTGCATCCAAAAATGCATGAGATTCCTCGCTGTCATAGTCGCATTCGTCGAGAATGTACTTTGTAATTCCCTTACGTACAGTGCAAATATCAACATCGTCGCCCGTTCGCGGGAGAAACTCGATGTCATATCTATTAAGTCTTTGATAACCACTCAGCACGTTTATCAGTGGCTTAATGCGATTAATGACTATAGCTGGCCTACCGGATTCCTTGAAGCGCTGTATATCAGCTTCTTCCCACTGCTTGCCAGCCACAAACTCATAGTCCTGCTTGGCTTCTGCTCTCCAATCCGCCGCCCAGTCAGCAGCTTCGGTAAACCATTCTCTGAATTTACCTATTTCTGATTGCTCTGTATCGTCTGTAGTATCTTTCTCAAAAACATCATCTTGACTCATTATCTCACCTCCTAGTAAACAAAATTACACGGACCAGACCGACGGACTTTGTCTATCATGTCTGCCCCATCTATCTTCTGGCTTTTCTTTCTTAACCGGCTGCGGTGCCCACGGACGGGATAAGCACGCATAACCGACAGTATCGGCTAAATGGTCCTCTCCCGTAGTGTCATACACCTCTGGATTGTGCTTGTCGTGTGGAAGCTGCGGTATTGTCCTTATCGTGTGAATGCAGGTATTGAAGAAATAAATAGCAGGCTTATAGCTGCCATCTTCCTGCTCCACACCTATCAGCCTTTGCTTGAAAGCATTAGCCATTTCCGCCCGCCCTTTAGAGCATTTGCCAAATGTCACCAACCCGTGCTCATAAAGAACTTTGTTCATTTCTTCCGCAATTGTTGGTCCTGTAACGCCTGTCTTTGCCCAGCAGGCATTGTCTAGGACTCCGTAGTTGACATTTTCTTTCGGCGTCTCGACTTCACAAATCCTTTCGGCGACCTGTGCAGCAGTCTCCCCTGTACCAACATTGGGTTTGCCACCCCAACCGTACAGCTCTCTGTACCCGTATAGGTTCCCGTCGTAGTCGATAGCAAACCACAACACACCATACGGATGATAGCTTCCCCAGTCCATCGACCTGAACCTCATCCATGAATCTGGTATGTCAAACGGCTCGATAACATGTATGTCAGCTCTCCACTGCTTGAAGAACTGGCCTGCTGCTATACCCCACTCTGCCAACCCAGCAACCTTGTAGCGCTCTGGGTCAGTTTTTTTCATATCTTCAAACACCAGCAGATCGTCTGCCGATAACCATTCGTTGCATTTATACGTTGTGGTCATTGCTAGCACATTGGGATGCTTTACATCGAAAAATCTGTGCTTTAGCCAGCAGGAACTGTCCCAAGGGTTGAAAGTTATCAGCCATTGTATGTAATATCCATCCGGCATGATACCTCTCAACGACTCATCAACAACCTTGAAGCTTTCCTCGTCTACCTCGTATGCTTCTTCCAGCCAGCCAAAACACAAAAAGCCTGTAGCAACAGTTATAGATGTCAGCTTTAGCGGCTCATCCAAGCCTCTAAATAGTATTTTTTGCCCCGTCGGCAGATATGTTGCCTCCAGAGGCGATTTAGTGAAATGCCATAGATGGGCCACTCCAAGCATATCTACCGCCCATCTCAGTTTAGCCCAGCACGAGTCTTTCAGCGTTGAAGCCGTTTTTCTCACGACTAGGCCATTAGCTAACGGCATTTCCATAATTCTAACTGCCATTTTGTATGCAGCCGATACTGATTTCTTTGAAGCTCTGGAACCTTTGCACACTACATAGCGTGCCTTGGAGTTCCAGAACTCAGCATAGCCTTTTCCCAGCATCTTCTGCATAGAAATAATCTGAAAATTCTCTTTGCTACTACTCAACTACATCATTCCGGATTAAGACCGGCAAACTCCCACTCATTTCAATCTGCTGTTTATCGACAAAACCACCCTGCATTCTCACGAGCATCTCTATTGCTTTCATAGAGGTTTCTATACACGGTCTTATCTCTCCATCGCCAGCCGAATTCGGTTGAGGGGTTCGACGGGCGTAAGCTGATAACCTCTCCTGCGCTTCCGCAATATCCATTATCGCCTTGCTCTTTACTTCATCCGCCAACTCTTTGAGCCTCGCCTTGATTTTAGGCTTAGTCATTAACCGGCTGGCAGCCGCCTGAGCTGTAGCATCACTTTTTGACTTATAGCCTGCATTTTTATATGCATCAGTGCTAGTCATACCCTTTGCTATGCCCTGACAAAAAAGCTCCTGCTGTTGTGTAATTGGTGCTTCTCTCATATCCCGCCTCACCACCTTTCCGTATAACGAAAAAGACACCCCGCTCGCCCTGGGTGTCTTTTTACTGGGATTCGCCTGTATTTAGAAGGAATAGAAAAGTAGCATATGAGAACAGCTTGTCCCTTGTTCTCACATTGTACATTATATCAGACTTTGCAGGTGGCAGGACTGCCATTTTTGTGCCATTTTCTACAAATTATGCTTTCCTTAACATTTCATAACCGATATTTTACGCTGTAAAGATAAAGTGGATATATTTTGTAGCCTGCACGCCGTATAGCGATACTGCTATCTTGTGTACAGCCTTATCTCTGGTTCTGTAGCACGTCCGTGTCGACAAGTGCAGTTTATCAGCAGCAGACACTACATCGTAGCCGTCTAAGTACAGTGCCGACACAACACCCCGCTCTTTTTCATCAAGTAAGGCAATTGCTCTGCGAAGCCTGCTGACCAGATCTCTTACTTCATTTGCATCGTGACGATAATTGTTTATCTGCTGTGTCAGCCGTATTCTCTTTTCTGCATCAACTTCTACAGTGCTGCCACTAGCTCCGGAACCGCCATCCATGTCATACTTGCTAATCGGTGCTGACACTATTGTGTCCAGCTCCCTGCACATATCAGCAATTTTTCTGTCCTGGTTGGAAAGATACTCATCGTAAAATGTTATGCTTGATAAATGCTTTTTCGTCAGCGTGATACAATCATTTTTTTCTTTTCCCATTTTGAGTACCTCTCTTTTTATCTTTCCGGCATGACTCCCGATACTTTACTTCCAGCTCTTTCAGCCTCCGGATAGCTTCCATAGACTGAATTTTCTTGTTTCTAAAGCCCGCTAAAATCTCCCTGCGACTATCCATATACTCACGTTCAGTCATTGTTTGCTACCTCCGGTACGCTTGTTAACATCAATCCATCCTTACCATATGCCAGCTTGCAGCCATCTAAAGAGAAGTACCTTCTCTTGGCATTCTTCCTGTTCACCTTGTCGCACAATGCCTGCCTCTGCTCTACATTCAGCCCCAAGCCTTTGGCCTGCCACGTAGTACAAACATGGATAATATCCTGCAATTCTTCTGCCAGTGCTTCACTATTGCCGCTTGCCGCCTCGACTGCTGCTTCCCTAAATTCTTCTAACAGTTTATTCAGCCACAAATCCAGCCCCGTATCTTTGCAATAGATATTGTGTCTATCTCTTACTACTGGTTCTGGAAGTACTGCACTGCTCTTGCTTATGCCAATCATTACATCAATCATAAAATCATTCTCCTTTGCAACATGCTTGTACGCGCTTATACATCTTTAGCCAATCCTCTGCCCGCATAGTAACCAGCCATTCAGTTTTGTTTCTTCGGTGGGCCACAATCGGTATTTCACCTTTGCCAGCATTGCCCGAATCCCTTACGGCTTGCTCCATAGCCTCATGGATATTCAGTCTCTCAACCCGCTTGATTTCCTGGTGAATGCCAGGAAGCCCGACACAATCAGAGGCTTCTCCGGTATTCCCGCAGAATTGGGCCGTCCTGCGCACGCCCTCAAAGCCACGCTCATGGCAAAACTTGCACCACTCTAATTCTCCCTCTTTACCTTTTCTTTTACTGTTCAATCATCTTCACCCTTTCTATGTTTTAGTTCCAGCCATCTACGCTGTCTTTCTTTGCTTTTGCAATAGTACGGAAGATAGTCTTTTTCTGGAGACCTATATTGGCATACAATGCAGTGTGGACAAAACTTAGGACGAAGTGTAATTTTAATATCAAGCCACAGCGCTCTAATGCACATCATCATTCTATAACGGTATGGCCTTTTCAACTTTTTAGGCAATCGGCTATAGAGCTGTCTATTTATTTTATTGCAGGCATGGTCT